AATAGTACTGTTATTATTTCTAATTCTAAATTTGTAAACGATTTAGGCTACGGTATTATTGCTAATAACGGAGCAACTATTAGTGTTGACAATACAACAACAGAATTTAACCAAGTTGGTATCTATGCTAACAACGGTGCTGAAATTATTACACGCAATACTAACAATAGTTATGGTAACTTTGGTCTTGCTGCTAAAGGTTCAGATCCAAACGAAATTCCAGATGTAATTGGCCTAGCAAATGCAATGGTTCAACCCGCTAAAGCGTACACAACAGGTACCTATACAAATGCGAGCGGGGAGGCTACCCTAACTGTATACGATTTAGCATCTAAACCTACAATTGGTTCAATTGTTACAATACATCATGGTGGATCAGTTGGTAGATTAAACTATACTGTTAGCAGTATTATTAACTTGTCTGACTTAGACAATGATGGTACTGAAGGTGAAGCAGGTGATGAAGTTGGTGCAGGTGTTTTAAGTAACTCTGTTTACCAGTTATACTTACGAGAAGATAGTGTTCAGTCAAATGACTACTATGGTACACTACAAGATACAGTAGCACACAACACACTTATTGAATTTAGACATAACTACAATCAAACTATTAATGGTGTTGCTGATACTGCTACGTTGGTGTCAAAATCAAATGTAGCATTAAACTATAACGACTCACAAGCAACGTACAAAGCAACTGATATTTCTATAAATGATACATTTGGTTTGCCATTGGCTGCAAACACTGTTAATTATACGTCTGATATAGGCTACGACTTTGTTAACTTTACAACTAGACTTCCTAACCTTAGTGGCGGCCACGGTTCTGCACAAGGTGATACTAGTATTGCAATTCAATTACTAGATGCAGGGGATCTTGCTAGATTATTATACGACAGTGTTAACGATGCTAACCCTGGAGATCCTGGTTACGTAGGCGGTATGTCATTTGTATGGCAAGGTAAAACACATCAAGTTACTGGTTATACTGACATGATATCTTATTACTACATAGATATTATCGATGTTGCAGGAACTAATATCCATCCTACATATTCAGGCACAGGCATTAACAATGCATTTAGTGTTACGGTTGAAACTACATTAACAGCAGGTTTAGGAGTAGGAACTGTAGGTGCTGTAACTAGTTCAACTGCAACTATTAAAGCAAACAATCATACATTTAATAGTGTAGGTACTGGTTCAGTTAATGCTACTAATTTACCAGCAGCAGTGTTTGGTGATCCAGACAACTCTGTTGCAGAAAGTTATTCAAACTCAGAAACTGCATCGAACGCACAAGTTTGGGAAAGAACACGTGGTAAAATTTATCACACAAGTACAGACGAAGCAGGAATTTATAGAGTTGGTAGATTCTTTAATGTTAATCAAGAAACAGGTGCTATTAGTTTCTCAGGAGACGTAGGTTTATCTAATGCAACTGCACTAGGCTTTAAGAAAGGTGTTGTTGTTGACGAGTTTAGTACAGACGACTCTTTTGCTGACGAATCAAGTTCAGCAGTTCCAACAGAAAAAGCAGTAGCATCTTACTTGTCAAGAAGATTAGGTACTACTGTTGCAGGAGCACAATTAACATCTACTAGAATTGGTACTGGTTTCTTACCACTTGATGGTAGTAGTGCATTAGAAGGCACACTTGATGTAGACGAAAATCAAATAGTTAACGTTGGACTACCAAACGGTGACGGCACTGCTGCAACTAATAAAAACTATGTTGATGCAAGAGTGCTTGATCATGACGAACTTGCAGAATTAAGAGACTTTGAATTTAATAATGTTGGTGCCAATGATTTTATTGTTTCCACTAACAAGAAGAAAATTATTACAGATGTTCCAAGTTCTGCATTTGCATACGGTGATGTACTTACTAAAGTTGGTGATCCAAGTGTAACAGGTACTATCATTGATATTGATGTTGACTTTGATCAAATACTAGGTGATGTTGGCGCTGCATATGAAGTAAGAAAAATTGCAATTACTCCTACTGCCGGTACATTTGCGTTAGGTGACATTGTTACTAACGGCACTGGTACTGCAACAATATTAATGAGTCCAAGAAGTGAGTTTGCAAATTCAAATCTAAACCCAGCAAGTAATGTTCAACTAACAGTTAATAGAACGCAAACAAAAGCAGAAACAACTATTGTTATTACACCAGGTTGTATTGTTAATAGTATGATTAGCCCAAGTGCTGCAATTTCACAAAGTAAACTTGCAATGCAAAAGGCAAATACGTTCCCTGAATTTGATCCAGTAGTTGGTTGGGACGGTACTGCTCCAAAGACACAAGCAGACTTAGGTCTTGCCAAGTTCTCAGATCAAAACTTTACAACTAAAGATGGTTATGTAAGACTTAAAGTAAATGGTGTTGAATTCCACGAACTACAAAACATTGATCAGTATCAAGTGATTGGTAGAGTGGTTGCTGGCACAGGTTATACAGATCAAATTGACTTTAGTGATGTTGTTAAATTTGGTCTTGGTCTTGAAGATCTAGACTTTACAAACACCATTGTATCAGGTGATGTTGGATTCCCTGGTTCTGCACTAATTAAACTAAGCGAAGGTAACTATGGTGTTACTGTTGTTAGTGCTGATCCAGATGCTGATACACTTGTTAGAAGAACTAACACAGGAACTGTAAAAGCAGTTGGCTATGAGGTTGGCGACGCTGGCGGGAATCTTTCATTATCTCGTACAGGTGACACGCTATCACTTAAAACTCCAGATGATGGTTTAATATTGTACGCTACAGGCGGACAAACAAATCCAACTCCAGTGTATCCAATTGTTAGTATTCCTGGAAAGGTTGATATTGGTAATACTGGTATTACTGCTGAGAGTTATTTACAGGGTCAAAGTAATTACGCTGGTGAAAGTTTTGTATCAACAGATTGGATTTACACAAAGTTCATCGAAGCAAGTGATGAAAGAGGTACAGCAAGTACAGGTATCAGTTTAGGTGCTAACACTGGTCTACCATCTAGTTCAAATGATGCAATTGTTATGGTATCAAATGGCATCGAAAAGATGGTTATTGATAATAATTTTATTAATCTAGGTACATCTAATAATACAGTAACACTTGAAGGTACTGTGTTTAATGTAGGCACAACTTATGGTACTAATTTAAATATTGGTGGTAATACATCTACAGTTAAGTTAGGTTCAGCAACTACTGCTAGACTTGAAGTTCCAGCAAGATTGTCAACAGACATCATACCTGCAACTGATAATACTATAAACTTAGGTCGTGGTGGCGCAAATCCTCTAAGATTTAATACAGTATATGCTGTAACATTTAGTGGTACTGCTACTACTGCAAGATACGCTGACTTAGCAGAAAAATATACTGCTGACGAAGCATACGAGCCAGGCACTGTACTAGTATTAGGCGGTGATGCTGAAGTAACAACTACAAACAGAAAAAATGATCCAGCAGTGGTTGGTGTTGTTTCAACTGATCCTGCATTCTTAATGAATTCAGAATTAGGTGGCGAAAATGTAGTTGAGGTTGCTCTAACAGGTAGAGTACCTTGTAAAGTAATTGGCGCTGTTAAGAAAGGTGACATACTTGTAACTAGTGCAGTTCCAGGTTATGCAATTGTAAACAACGAACCAAAGGTTGGTACTGTCGTTGGTAAGGCAATTGAAAACAAAGAAACCAGCGACCGTGGCACTATAGAAATTATTGTAGGAAGAGTATAATGGCAAAGCAAACTATAAACATTGGTACATCTGAGAATAAAGGAGATGGGGAAAGCATCCGTTCAGCCTTTGATAAGATTAACGACAATTTTGACGAACTATATGCATACGATGCACCGTACACACCCGCTGATGCAACTCAATGGTCGACTCCGCCAACAACGGTGGGTGAAGCTCTTGATATGTTAGCAGATTACATTTATCAAGCACACGGCAACAATCCGATTTAACGATAAATATAGAAAATAGGAACAGAAAATGGCAAATAGATTTCCACTAATCATTGACACAACAGACGGTAACAAGATAAAAGAGTTACCGAGTGGAGATGATTTAAATTTAGAAAACAGTAGCATAGTAAATGCTGTATCTATTGAGACACAAACACTAACTGTTAATGGTGTAGCAATTACGTCAAACGTAGGTAGTTACAACGATTTAACAGACAAACCTAATATACCATCAGACGTATCACATTTAACAGATGCTGCCAATTTGTTCTTTTCTAGAGACTATAACGATTTATCAAATTTACCTGCATTGTTCCCAGGCGACTTTGCTTCGTTAACAAGTAAGCCAACTACACTAGCAGGTTATGGTATTACTGATGCATTACAAGCAGGTACCACAACACTTACTGATCTAAATATTACAGACGGTCCTTCAGGATATGTATTAGCAACAGACGGTGCTAATAACTTTGCGTTTGTTAGTGTTAATGCTGCTACAGGTAACTTAAACTTAACTGATCTAAGTGTAACACAAAATGCTGCTTCGGGTACAGGAACACTAACATATAACAATGGCTTTGGTGTCTTTACCTATACGCCACCTGACTTGACACCTTTTGCTACGATAGCAAGTTTGTCTGCTGTTGCTACCGCAGGCGACTTTGCTTCATTAACGAGCAAACCAACTACACTAGTAGGATACGGTATTACTGATGCTGCAACTAGCGCACAAGGCGCATTAGCAGACAGTGCTGTACAACCAGGTGACACATTCCGTGGCGATCATGTTGGATCTGTTTATGCAGATGATTCAACACAGATGGTTGACGCTGTTGCTGGAAAGATTGTTGGTCCTATTGAAACTAACTCAGCAACATTAAATGGGTCAAATGTACTATCAGTTGCGGACTTTGGTGCAATTGGTATTGTAATATCAGATGGTGCTGGAAACTTTACTGCTACTACAAATAATAGTGCTAATTGGGATACAGCGTACAGTTGGGGGGATCACAGTACAGCAGGATATTTACTTGCTAACGAGCCAAGAACAGGTGATGTAACAGGTTCTGTGTTTGGTGATGATTCTACACTACTTGTTGACGGTGTTAATAGCGTTATACCTTACAGTGTATTGAATGGTGTTCCAACAACTATTGCAGGGTTTGGCATAACTGATGCAGATTTAGATACTATTACTAATTTTGGTAATAGCACAGAAAATGCTATTATGATAGGCGGCTTAGAAATTGGTGAAAACTATTCAACTATTCCGCTATACAAAAACTTTGAAGTAGGCTACGGTCCAGGCGACAATAAATTTGCTCGTTCTATAATAAACATGACATCATTTGGAGGCGCAACTGCTCCTGCATTAGATTTAGGTGCATATAGAGAAAGCCCTGCAAACAACGATCGTGGTCCACAACTATTATTTAGAACAAGTACAACTAGTTTAGCAAACTATAATATCGCTCAACTTAATACACGAGTGCTTGATATTACATCAGGTTCAGAAGATGGCCAGTTATCTATAGCCGTTGCTAAAAATGGTGTAATGACTAGTGTGGCACAATTTAGAGGTGAGTATGTTTTACTAGATGCGGATCTTCGCGTAAAAGGTAACATAGCATCTGGTCCAGGATTTGATTTACAACTTAATGGTAACACAGGCCAAAAATTAATTTTAGGTAATAGTGCAGCAATGACAGGAATTGAAATTGGTTCTAGTACTGTTACAACTGTTATTAAAGGTGATTTAACTATTGAGGGCGACTTAGGAGGTATTACCATTGATCCAGGTTCTATTAGTTTAGATTTAAGTGACTTAAATGATACTAATATAACTAGTCCAACAAATGGTGCGTTCCTACGCTGGGACGGTTCTAACTGGATTGACCAAGGTGTGCAACTTGACGGATTAAGTGATGTGACAATTACAAGTCCAGTTGCAGGACAAGTATTAAAATATAACGGTAGTCAATGGACACAAGCAGCAGGTTATGGAACTACAGACTTTACTACAGACCTAAACAATGCTTCTGTTAACGCACTAAATGACGTTGATACTACAACAACAGCACCAATTGCTGGACAAGCGTTAATTTGGAGTGCAGCAACAAATACATGGGTACCGGGTGAAGTTGCAGCGGTTGGAAACTTTGTTCTTGACGCTAGTGTTATTGACACTGATGACAGTTCAGGAATTAATGTTGTGCCACAAACAACATTCAATTCAGATGTAACTGTAGATAGTGATCTAACTGCACATGTTAGAATTATTCTAACTGGTAGTAACAGAGAAATTTATTCAGATCAAGATATTATATTAGCAACTTATGTAGGTGATGGAAATGTTATTGTTGATGGCAACTTAACAATCACAGGCGAAATAACTGCTGAGTCAGGTTCGGGTACTGCTCCAGAACTGTTATCACAAACTGATTTGTTATTTACTGCTGAACAAAGAGTTAAAATCACAAGCAGTCCACTCCAATTAGCAGATTATACAGACCTAGAAAAAGACAGTATTGTCGTTGAAGAAGGTGACACAATATTCAACACAGATTCAAAGAACATTGAAAATTATGCAAAAGGAAAATGGAATCGTATAGTTAGCCCTGTATGCATGGGCTCTCTTGGTGTTGATAATGCAGCAGTAGGTACTCCAACAGTTTCGGGGCAAGGATTTGGATACACATTCACTGATGTTTCTTCAGGAATATATGATATTACATTTGACCACGAACTAGCAACAGATACATATGCTATTAATGCACACGCAGATCGCTTTACAAACATTGAAGTCTTTATTTCAAATAAAACAACAACAGGATTTAGAGTAGAAGTACAATCAAGTGGTACTCCTACAACTGAGAGAGCAAACTTCCAAGTATGGGATTATTAATCTATGTCAGAATTAAAAAAGTATACCCTAGGGACACATACAGCAGAACAATGGCCTGAAATTTATGAACTATTAACAACTGAAGATACTAATAATGATGGCATTCCGGATAGACTAGTGTCGTGCGAAGATGATAAAGTACATAGTCCAACTCGTGGAACTTTCTTATTATCAGACGAAGAAGCAGAAGACTTAAAGAATCATCCTTCAATTAAATTTATTCATTTAGATTTGCCGTCATATCCTGAGCAATTTAAGGCGCCGCCAGATCAACTTGTTTCTGCTAGTCCAGCAGTGATTAATAGGTATAACACTTCAGTTAAAAACTATAAACAAGTGTCATCATTACCAACTACTCCTGGTGCGGCTGACTATAATAGAGCAGGATATCAGTTATTACGTACAACGAGTCAACGAGATCCATGGAGTTCAAATGCGTATAACTCTACAGCAATACTTAATCGAAATATTCAATTGCAGGGAACTGGTGAAAATATTGATGTTATAGTAACCGACGATGGATGTTGGTTTGGACATCCAGAATTTCAAAGCAATACTAATACTCCTACTCCTGCTAACTTTATTGGCGGCAATCCATTACCGGGTGACGGTACTTGTATGTTGCTAGATCTTTTATTAGATGCTCCATATTATATTGATCCAGACTGGTTTGACGCAGATCCTTCCAACAGATTAATAACACGATGGGACGGTACAATTGTTCCAGACGAACTAGAAGCGTTAAGATGGTGGGCATTTACTGCTAATAGGTCTACACAATTTAACAGTTATGGAACAGTAAATCTAATATCAAGTGGTTACACACGAGCAAGAAACAACGGTTCTAATGCTGCTAGATCAACATATGGACAACACGGTACTGCTTGTGCTTCATTAACATATGGAAGATCTCTAGGTTGGGCATACAATGCTAATAAATGGTTTTTACAAAATCTTAACTATTTTGGAACAGATATTGAACCGTCTTTTGATCTTGTAAAACTATTCCATCAAATGAAACCAATCAACGAGTATTGGCAAAATAAAAATCCAACAATAACATCAAACAGTTGGGGGTATCGTGCAACTAAAGGTTCTAATGGTGATTATTATCATTTCCGTGGAAGTTCTGTGCAGTATGGTGGACAGTTATCCGAACCTGCATTTATAGCACATATGGGTCTAACTGGTGACGGCGGACGTTGGAAGAGTGAAATGAAATACAACTCAATGGTGCAAGCCGGTGAAGAAATGTTAGATGCAGGTGTTATTATGATTGTAGCGGCTGGCAACTCTAATCAGAAACTAGTTTCATCAGATCATCCAGATTTTAATAATTACATTGCTGCTGGTTCAGGTACAACTCTTGAAGATTCAAGATATTATGAATTTGGTCTTGAAACTACAGGTACAACAAATCGTAGAGGATTTCCACAACAACTTGGAAAATATTTTGATCCTGATACGGGCATTCGTATACACCCTGTGATACAAATTGGTGCGTTAGATGATGCTCAAATAACAAGTCCAATTAGAGAACGAAAAGTAAATTATAGTGATCGAGGCAACGATATAGACATTTATGCACCTGCCGACGGCACAATTGCTGCTAATCACAGTTATTCTAATTTAGGAAGACATCCTGCAACTTATCCAGGATTTACTTATAATGGCGGCATAGCATATGATTGTGCATTTGGCGGTACTAGTGCTGCTTGCCCTGTTGCGGCTGGATTTATTGCTACAGTTTTAGAACACAATAGAGGATGGACTTGGCGAGATATTAGATCTTGGTTGTCAACTTTAGATATTGTTCCTAGTTCTCAAATGTATTACGGCACCGAATCAACTAGTGCAACATCATCAAACTGGTATGATTACACTAGTTTAGAGGGTGGCGTAGGAAATGTTTTGTATCGAGGTAATATCACAATATCAAACGAATTACCACCAGATCAAGATACTCCAGACTCAACTGCTGTTACTACACTTTCACGAGGCAATATTAGGTTCCGTAGTGGTGTGACACTGAAACTAAGATAAATATAGTATAGGAATTAAAAATGGCTATTCAAACAATTAATATCGGAACTATTGCAAACGACGGGACAGGAGATGACCTTCGTACGGCTTTTGACAAAGCAAACAATAACTTTACAGAACTAGATAGTCGCTTTCCAGAAGTAACATTTGGAACAAACTTAGGAACAGGTGCACCTGTATTTGAAAGTGCCGACGGCGGCGAATTATTCTTTAGAAGTATTGTTGCAGGCGACAATACTGTTGTTACATATAATGGTACTTCTATTAGTATTTCCGCTATAGATAGCCTCGACCAATTAATAACTACTACTGATTCCGGAACCGTTGTTGTTGAACGCGGTCAAACAATGTCAATCATTGGTAGTACAGGTATTACTACAGAAGCAAACGGTCAAGACATTTCTATACACGTAATTGACGGCATTTTATCAGCAGATGGTACCCCTACTCTAAGTGCAAATTTAAATGCTAATTTTAAAAATATTATTAACGGCGGTACTGTTAGTGCTTCTCAATTTGAAGGACCTTTAAGTGGCCTAGTTTATGGCATTGATATACGTCAGTTAAGTGCATTACATTCACCAGGATTTGACTTTGGTGAATTTACTCAGTCAATAACTAACTTCCAAGATTGGTTAGAATTTAGTACAACTATTGACCTTGGTGGATTTACTTCACCGACAGCAGCGGTGATTGATCTTGGAGGGTTTGTCTAATATTTTCCGCTAAATACTACAAATAGGAAATATAATGGCAAACTACTGGACTCTATCTACAGGAACAAAATTAACTACTTTAGAAGAAGGGGTAGAAACTTCTGTTGCGTTACCTCTCTCTGAACCGTCTGCCTCTGTTAAATTAATAAGCGGATCGCTCCCTGCAGGTATGTTGTTAAGTGGTACTAACATTATTGGAACTCCTTACGAAGTTGTAAGAAATACAGACTATACCTTTGTATTAAGAGCAACATACGATAACAAAATAAGCGATAGAACATTTATTATTGAAGTTCAGGGTCCAGATGCACCAACTTGGGTTACTCCTGCAGGTGATTTGCCTATAGGGCAGCGAGATCAAATATATATTTTAGATAGTTCTTTGATAGACTATCAACTTGTGGTTGAAGATTTAGATGTTCCTGTAGGACAAACATTAGAATTTTTTATCGATAAGGGCGACGGCGAATTGCCACCGGGTATACAACTAACAACAGATGGACGTTTAGTTGGTATAGTTGAACCATTACTTTCTTTAGAAAGATACTTAGATCCGCAAAACTTTGACAAAGTAGGCTATGACTCTATACCATACGACTTTGGCCAATATATGCAAAATGGTTTTGATAGTTTCTTCTATGACACAGTTCCGTATGATCATAGTGAGCCAACTAGATCGCCTAAAAAATTAAACAGACAATATAAATTTGTAGTATCAGTTACCGACGGCGACACTACTGCTAAACGTCAATTTAGCATTTTTGTTATTGGTGACGATTTTGTGCGTTCTGATACAACATTAATGAAAACAGGAAATGGTGTTTTTACTGCTGATGTAACACATATTAGAACTCCAGTATGGTTAACTCCGCGAGATTTAGGATACCGTAGAGCAAAGAACTACGTTACACTTATGCTAGATGTTCTTGATACTAACGAGTTATTAGGACAAATAGTTTACAGTTTAGAATCTGTAAATGATGACGGAAGTGTAAGTGTTTTACCTCCTGGTGTAAAATTAGATCCTACTACAGGAGAAATTGCTGGCAGTGTACCATATCAACCAAGTACAACACAAGAATATAAATTTAGTGTTCGTGCAACAAGATATGGTGTTGTTAACGAAAAACAAGATTTAACATTAGAAGTATATGAAGATGCACCGATTAATTCGCATTCTATAAAAGTTATTAAAAGTTTAGATACTTCACTACTAGTAGGTCGTAAACTAACTATTGGAAATGACTTATTCACTATTACTTCTGTAGATAAAACAGAATCAAGTACATACGATGTATTATACTTAGGTGAAAATGTTATTGTAACTGCTTGGGAGAACGGACTGCCAAGTGAAACAACAATTTCTATTAGGAAATTAGGTCCTGAAACTTTATCTCAACTTATTGGTTTAGATATTTCATGGGGATCTAACACATATACTATAGATAGTGTAGATGATAATACTAGAGTGTATCGTTCAAAAACAGTACATACATCTTCTTCTTTATTTGCAGGAGATGTTGATACATACTGGGAGGAAGTTACAGGGTATGATTTATCTTTAATTGATAAATCTTCTTTAAATGTTTGGATGTCAGATAACAATTACAACCTAAGTGAACTTGTAAAATATAATCCTTCCGAGTTTGAGTATATTACTTTTACAACGCCTATTACACAAACAATATATGCTGGTTCAAATACTACGTTAACATTAGTTGAACTATATACCAATGACGTAGTATCACAAGGAACTAACTATACATTTAGTTTCTCTGACGATATATATCTTGAAGGTGTTAGTAGTGTCAAAACTTTTATAGTTAAGACTATAGGAGATGTTGATTCTAGATTAATTTGGAATTCAAATTCTAATTTAGGAACCTTAATTACAAATTACGATTATAGATTAAACATTGATGCAGTTTCTAATGTACCAAATTCTTATCTATTATTTAAAATTACTAGCGGATCACTTCCACCAGGTTTAACTATGGCGTTTGATGGAACTATACACGGTACCATCAAAAAGTTTAGTAACGAAAAACGTAAAGGTGTTACATTATTTGACGGTGTAACTACAACATTTGATGCTACCTTTGATAGATCATATAGATTTACAGTTAGTGTACAAGACCAATATAAACTAAGTGTTGAAGAACGTGAGTTTTATATTATTGTTGATGATAGTGAAGACACTCGTTATAGTAACTTGTATGCTAGACCAATGTTGCGTCAACAAGATCGTGATCGTTATAACGAATTAATTAACGATCCTGATGTATTCTTAACAAAGTATCTTTATAGACCAAATGATCCTACATATGGACTTCAACTGTACCCACAATTTTTAGTATATGCAGGCATTGAAACCAAAGAAACAAATCAGTACGTGGCTGCAATGGCTAAAAATCATAAAAGACGTTCTTATAAGATAGGTAAAGTAAGAACTGCGGTTGCTAAACTTCCTGGCACTAATGATGTTGTTTACGAAGTTGTTTATCTTGATGTAATTGATCCTGCAGGTGCTAAAAAAGGACAGTCTACAGCAAAACAAATCAAAATTAAAAATGCTGCTAAGTTAATTACCAATCAGTCTGACACAGGTGACGAGCGTAATTTTTATGCAGTAGTACGAATAGTTTTACGTTCAGGTGCAATTATTACAACTTCATCAAATATATCACAATACACCGTTGAACTTAGAGGAGCATTAGGATCTGCAAGAGGAAACGATGTTATAATTAACGAGCCTATTGTAAGTGTTACACTACGTAACGGCGAGATAATTGAACTAGCACCGTCTGATATACAAATTCAAAATACAGAAGATGCAAGCCCATGGTATTTGCGTAGCATTGATAGTAACGAATTACGTGTTGACTCTGACGCTGTTGAAGGCAGTCAAGAATATGACAGAACCAGATATATTTCAAACTTGAAAAACATGAGAGACAATATTAAAGATATTGGACTAACAAACAGAGAATTTTTACCTCTTTGGATGCGTACTCCACAAAAGGATAATTATCCAGAATTAGGTTATACACCTGCTATTCCGTTGTGTTATTGTAAACCAGGAACAGCAGAAATTATTGCTAGAGCAATTGAATACAAACAGTTAGACTTTAGCGGAATTAATATGGATATTGATAGATTTATTATAGATAGTACATTTGATGGTAGTGATCAAAAGTATTTGTTAATGGCAAATTATCAGTTTAACGTGTAAGAAAGAATAAATACACTAAATATTTAGGAGACTTTTTAAATGGCAAGTAACATTACAACATCATCAATAGACGAACTTTTCCCAGTAGCGGGAGAAGATAATGATTCACAGGGTTTTAGAGATAATTTTAGAATCATCAAGGATGGTCTTGCTACTGCTGCTGACGAAATTACTACTTTGCAGTCAGATACCGCAAAATTAAACGATGAAAACGATTTTAACGGAAATGTTATTAGAAATGCTGTTTTTATTAATAATTCTAATGAAGCATATATTTCTGATACAGTTTCAGTCTCGCAAGATATTTTATGGACAAACGGCGAATACCAAATCTTTACACTAAGTGATGATGTTACGCTAACTACAACAGGTTGGCCAGAATCAGGAAAACTAGGTAGAATGTGGATTGGTATTAAGAGTGACGGCATTAACCGTGTATGTACTTTTGCTGCTAGTGGCACTGGTATTATTAAAGTAAGCCCAGGTTGGAAATCACTAGGCAATATTCCAACTGCTAGTGTTGCTGCTACAAGCGATACAGATTTGACATTTATCAATATGTGGTCAAATGATGGTGGATTAACTGTGTATGCAACATTATTAGGAAAATTTGAAGTATAATGTTTAACCCCTTGGTTGATTCTTTTGATGATCTAAACGACAATCAACTAGAATTGAAGGTTCATGAACTTTCAAAAAAATATTTTCAAACACATAATCCAGATTTGCGTATGCAAATTGCATCTATTTTAGATATGCTAAAAGAAGAACTGCACTCTCGCAGACAAAAACAAGCCATTCAGCAACAAAATGGCGAAAATGGTCTTGACAATTTAATCAAGATCAGTTAAACTACAAGAATGCTTATGAAAACAGATTCTCTCGGTGTACCCAGATTCTCTAATCGCGATCTTATTGATATGATCTATAGTGGTCATGCGGATAAAGTCCATGTGGTGCTGTGCGATGCTTCGGACGATGTAGACAAGTTCGATGCCGCAATGGAAGAGCAAGGTTTTCCAAAATTACAAAAATATATTCCGTTAGATGTAGATCAAAAGACATTTGATGGCGTTTGTCAAGGCGAATGGTTTATGCCTGACGAATATAAAAGCCTCGATGTAGAAGCATATGTGATAAACAAATGTGAATCAGACATAGAACAACAAAGAGCATTTGCCGAATTACATGAATTTCACAAACGTGGTATGACGGACTTGTTACGCTATATGATCTATCTTGTAGACTTTATGCGTGAAAATAACATCGTATGGGGCGTAGGTAGAGGTAGCAGTGTAGCAAGTTATGTGCTATACTTGATAGGTGTTCACAGAATTAATTCAATCCAGTATGACCTGGATTGGCGTGAGTTCTTGAGATAAGTACTAATATAATTTAGGAGAAAAATTATGCCAATGAAACAAACAGGACGTAAAGTCTACAAAAGTATGCAAGGCAAAACCGTTGATATGGATTTGTTACGCCAACGCAATGAATTAACTCCTGCGGTTGGCAATGCTCGTGTAAATGCACGTGGTGATGAATTAGGCCCAGGTGGTAAAATTCTTCGTAAACGTGAAGATGTATTGAAAGAATATTATCAAAATTCAAAAGGTGTTCCAGAGGAGGCTGCTGTTAGTCGTAAACCAGCACCAGCACCAACGCCAGCACCAACAGTGGCAACGAAGAAAGTTGAACCAAAAGAAGAAGTTAAGCCAGTAGTAGAAAAAGACCTAACTGATGATTGGGTTGAAGACGAAGATGGCAATTTTGTACCAGCAGGTGAATAATGGCTCAGAACATTAATTCTATTAAAGGAAATCTTCGCGCAGTAGGAAATCGTGTGCTGGTCACCGATATGTATTTTGGAGAGCAAAAGACCGCAAGTGGTCTTATTATTGGAAATGATGACGGGAAGACTCGTGGCATCTATCCACGTTGGGCAAAAGTATACGCAAAGGGTCCTAGGAATACGGATCCGTATGAAGTAGGCCAATGGATTCTTATTGAACACGGTCGTTGGACTCGTGCAATGAAAATGAATGACGGGTCAGAAGACTTTGATGTTCGTATGATAGAAACAGAAAGCATTTTAGCATACTCTGACGAAAAGCCAAATGACCTAAGCATAGGTGCAGAATATTCAGACGGCGACCACGCAACAATAGATCCTAGCAGTTTTATGAGGACATAATGACAAATCCATTTAAAGATATTGACACGTTTCAAACAGCGTGTGATCAAGAGCCTAGTACTGAAAACTATGCCATGTATCTTGATCTAATTAAAGAAGAATACGATGAACTACAACTTGCACTAGCAAATAACGACACCGTAGAACAACTCGATGCACTTGTTGATATTCTTGTTGTTACTATGGGTGCAATTAGAGCAGCAGGCTTTGATGGCGAAGGTGCGTGGAAAGAAGTAATGGATACAAACTTTGCTAAGATTGATCCAGTTACAGGCAAAGTTCGTAAACGTGAAGATGGCAAGGTACTGAAGCCAGAAGGATGGAAGGCTCCACAACTAGAGCAATTTATCAATAAGTGATGTTAGATGAAGTGTACAACTTTCAAGTTGTTGATGATATATTGTCAGAGAACGAAGCAGACTGGCTTGAAAAGTTTGTTTTAGGTGATCCAGACAACAGACATATAATACCTCAACTTGAATTTTCACCAAAATATGAACCAACTGCTGATAGCGACGATGGTTTACCGACATTAAGTTTCTTTTATCCTATAAAAGATGATATCCATGGCACTAGTAAACATGTAGAAACGTTTTTAGGACCTATTATTAATTGGTGCACTAAAAACAAAGTTCCATTACAAACATTAGTTAATGCTAGAGTATTCATAACTTATCCTCCAGATAACAAAGAACTAAAATATCACCAAAAACATATAGACCTACCTCACATAGATTCTCATCTTTCAGCCATATACTATGTGCATGATGCAGATGGTCCAACATATTTGTTTAGAAACGATGGTACCATTTTAGACAAAGTATATCCAAAAAAGAATAGACTATTAGTATTTTACGGAAAGATACAACACGGGGCAGGTGTTCCAAAAACTGGACATCGCTGTATCATCAATTATAATTTTATTGCTTGACTTTCTATAATATTTCAGTTATAATATATGAAATAGTATAGGAGTAGTCCGTGGCAACGCATGGTATGATTGATTTAGAAACGTTAGGTGTAGAACCAGATAGTGTTGTTATGACTCTAGGTGCTATCAAGTTTGATCCATTTTCAAATGCAGAACCTCACAGTCCCTTATACTTGCGGGGTGATGTAGAAGAACAGTCAGAACAGTATGGTCGTTCAATTGACGATAACACACTTGCATGGTGGAGTAGACAACCCCAAGCAATTCAAGATGAAGCATTTGGTGAACACACAGATCGTGTTACTGTACAAGAAATGTTACGTCAACTTAACAAATGGTGTGTAGGATTAGACTACATTTGGTGTCAAGGTCCTACATTTGACTTTGTTATATTACAACATTTATACAAGGCAGCAGAAAAACCTGCACCGTGGAACTATTGGCAGATACGTGACAGTCGCACACTGTTTGCAATGATGCCTCAGGATCCACGCAAAGCAATACAAGAAGAACTACATAATGCATTAGCAGATTGTTATTATCAAGCGAAGTGTGTTCAACAATCATACAAACACTTTGGAGTAACAAACAAATGATGGATAGACAATCAAAAGAAGGCGGCTTAACTGAAAAGCAACTACAGGACTTTTTAGATAAAGGTGGTAAAATTCAAAAATGTCCTGCTGGAGCAAGAACTGAAAACATTTCATATAAAAGTTATTACGGACGTAAGCCAAAAAAAGAACAGGAAAAGAAATGAAAGAATTATGGGTAGAAAAATATCGTCCTAAGACGATAGATGGATATGTGTTTAGAGATGACGCACAACGTAATCAAGTTAAAACGTGGATCAAAGACAAAACAATCCCGCACTTGTTGTTTAGCGGCAACGCAGGTATTGGTAAGACTACACTTGCTAAACTGTTGTTTAACGAACTAGATGTTAATGACTTAGACATACTAGAGATTAACGCATCGCGAACAAACTCAGTAGATGATGTTCGTGATAAGATTGTAAACTTTGTCCAAATGATTCCGTTTGGAGACTTTAAGGTAGTACTATTAGATGAGGCAGATTACTTATCACCTAACGCACAGGCTGCACTTCGTGGAGTTATGGAAGAATATCATACAACTGCTAGGTTTATACTTACTTGTAATTACCCTAACAGGATTATTCCAGCTCTACACAGTCGTTGTCAAGGCTTCCACATTGCCAAGATCGATCAGACTGAATTTACAGCTCGCGTGGCTGAGATTCTTATTACGGAAGGGATTACGCCAGACCTGGACACTCTAGACACTTATGTAAAAGCAACCTACCCAGACTTGCGTAAGTGCATTAACATGGTACAAATGAATAGCCAGGATGGTTCATTGCTTGCTCCGCATGAAGGTGACAGTGGTGAGCAAGACTGGAAACTAGATATGGTAGAATTGTTCAAAGCAGGCAAGATTCAAGAAGCACGTAAATTGTTGTGCGGCTCTGTTAGAACAGAAGAAATGGAAGAAATTTATCGTTGGCTTTACGATAATATTGAGCTGTTTGGTGAGGAAGAGAAGCAAGACTCTGCTGTTCTTATCATTAAACAAGGTCTTGTAGACCATACGTTAGTTGTTGATGCTGAAATCAACCTAGCGGCAACATTAATTAGATTAGCGAGGCTTTAATGGCGTATATTGTAACTGAAAACTGTATCAAATGTAAACACATGGATTGTGTAGAAGTTTGTCCAGTTGACTGTTTCTACGAAGGAGAAAATATGCTCGTAATCAATCCAATTGAATGTATTGATTGCGGCGTTTGTGTTGGCGAATGTCCTGCATTTGCTATTGAGTATGAATACGATCTAGATCTTGATCAACCTAATACAGATTGGTTTGAGATTAATAGAAAGTATTCTTTGGTTTGGCCTAATATTACACGTATGCGGAAAGACGATGTTCCGCCAGATGCAAAAGAATGGGACGGCATTCCTAATAAGTATGCAGAACACTTTAGTGAAAATCCAGGAAAAGGCGATTAATAAATGTCAGAACATTTAGATGTTAACTTGTCAGATTTTATACTAAAAGTACCTACAGCATTTAGTAGTGATTGGTGTAAAAAAGTAATAGACTACTATGATAATATGTCTAAACTTGGTTTTTGTAGAAATCGTCAAGAAGTTGAAGGTATTCCAAAACATTTAAAAGATACAGAAATGTTTAATACCACAAGATTTGTATCTGCAAAAACAGAATTATTAGACACTCCTCATAAAGGACTGGCATTTAACGGTGTTCCTGCAATACAAGAAGATTTCAACAAAACTGTTTGGTATTGGTATGACATTTATAGATACAAATATAGTTGTTTACAAACAGACTCTTGGGCTCCTCAAGATATGTATGAGATGAAAATACAAAAAACTGAGATTGGAGAGGGGTTCCATACTTGGCACTACGAACAAGTTGGGCGTGACGGTTGTTCAAGATTTATGAACGTACAAGTTTTTTTAAACAATGTAGATGAAGGCGGCGAAACAGAATTCCTTTACTTGAATAGAATTGAGAAGCCAGTAGAAGGAACATTGCTTATCTATCCTGGTAACTATACACATACACATAGAGGAAATCCGCCAAGGTCAAATAAGAAATATCTCATAAATGCTTGGATAGAATTTTAATTTAAAGGAAATAGAATGACAGTAAAATTAGTATCATACTCACAGCCAACAGAAGAATTTGCGGCTGAAGGTTTAGAAAACGTACAGGATCTTATTGCATACTGTGCTAGAGTTAGCAACCCTGCTAATCAAATGAATAGCGAAACAAGCGAAAAACTAATCAAGTATTTGATCAAGCACAAACACTGGTCTCCACTTGAAATGGTTAATGCTACACTAGAGATTAACACTACTCGTGACATTGCACACCAAATCGTGCGTCACCGTAGTTTTGCATTCCAAGAGTTCTCTCAGCGTTATGCAGACCCTAAAGAAATGGGCGATCAGTTTGTTACTCGAGAAGCACGTTTACAAGATGAAAAGAATCGCCAAAATTCTGTTGAATTAGATTTAGAAAATCTTGATCACGTTGCTATTTCACAGCGTTGGGTTGAAGAACAACAAGATGTTATTTTTAGAGCTCAACGTGCATATGAATGGGCTATTGCGGCAGGCATTGCTAAAGAACAAGCTCGTGCTGTATTACCAGAAGGTCTTACAAAGACACGTTTGTATATGAACGGTACATTGCGTAGTTGGGTACATTATATTGAACTGCGTGGTGCTAATGGTACACAAAAAGAGCATATGGATGTTGCTCATGCTTGTGCTAAAGTAATTGCAGAAATATTTCCACTTGCAAAGGACTTATAGTGTTAGAAACAATTTGTGAAACAATGGTTGCGGCTTACGGTCGCAACTGGATTACCAGCCGTGATGGCAATGTAAGTATCCGCCATCACGATAGAGACCACTTTTATATTACTCCGAGCGGCATTCGCAAGCAAACAATGCAACCAGAGTTGTTTAAAAAAATTAAGATCAACAAAGGTTTCTATGACCAACCTCCTAAACTTATGCATAGTTGGGAGGAAATGGAATATACAGACATTAGTGCTAATCTAAAACCTAGTGGAGAGATTCCTCTACACTTTGGTTTGCAAAAAGAAATGGGTCAGCACAAAGATGATGTTCGTGTCGTTATGCATTTCCATCCTACTTATATTGTAGCGGCGATGCATAAAGGCATTGAACTAGATAAACTAGTGCAGGACTTTCCAGAACTAGGACGCTACACAAAGGTAGCACCTAATGTGCCAGACGTTGCACCTATCAGTCAAGAACTTGCAGATGAAACTATCTCAAGACTTGGAGTAGATAGCGATGGTAATATTGCACACGATATTATTGGCATTAAAGGGCACGGTGTAGTTGCTATTGATACTAGCCCGTGGAGAACGTTTGAACACATTGAACGATTAGAACATATTTGTAAGATAGTATTAGCAAGCGGTGTATGAAAAAGCCAGACAATGTCGTTGCAAATCCGGCAAGTATGCCCTACCCTACCAATGTAGGTGCGCCGGCATTTACTATTCCAGATGTAATAAAAGATAAAAAAGATAGAGGTGCTAATGCAACAAATTATTTTGAAACTAAGTTTGAAGAACTTAAAGAAGAATATTTTAAATTAGTACAAAAAGTTGAAGATAGTCAATTAGTTTATGGAGCCGAATATAAATTTATTCCAGTAGTAGGAAAAATATATCACTTATACGTAGGACCTACTGACAAACTATTTTTAAGTTTAATTGCGCCACATGAATGGACAATGGAATTTAAAGGTAGTTTCCGCTACACTTCAGATAATATTTGGGAAAGAATATGAAACAAAAGTTTATTGATGCATACATGGATGTTGCAGAACGCTTCGCACAACTAAGTTCAGCAAAGCGTTTGAATGTAGGAGCAATCGTTGTAAAGGATGATAGGATTATTTCTATCGGTTACAATGGTATGCCTAGTGGGTGGGATAACGAGTGTGAATACGAAGTCATTGTAGAAGACGGTGACGACTATACAACAGAATTAAAAACCAAACCAGAAGTGCTTCATGCCGAGTCTAACGCAATCGCTAAACTAGCAAAGTCTTCTGAAAGCGGCGATGGCGCCACTATCTTTATTACACACGCACCTTGTATAGATTGTGCTAAACTAATCTATCAAAGTGGTATTACCACTGTGTACTACAAAAATGATTATCGTAGTACACAGGGCGTTGAGTTTTTAAAAAAGTCTAATATTTGGGTTGTTAAAGTTTAAATATCTCCATAAATGTCAAGGACTTCTTTGACTGCTTCGTGCCTTTCAATATCTTTATGATTAAAATAAACTGCATCAAGTCTTGATGTTGGTCTATCTTTTAACAGATTAACAAAATTAATTAATCCGTTATCTTTCAATTTATCAGCCTGATTTAAATCTCCTGTTACTGCCATCTTACTGTTTTCACCTAATCTAGTTAAAAGCATTTTCATCTGATTAGGGGTGGCATTTTGCATTTCATCTGCAAGAATAAACGAATTTTTAAATGTTCTTCCTCGCATATATGCTAATGGTGCTATTTCGATAATCCCTTCTGTTATCATCCCTTCTATTTCTTTTGCATTAAAATATTCTCTTAACACATCAAAAATTGGTCTTGTCCAGGGAGCCATTTTTTGCTCCAGTGTACCTGGTAAAAAGCCTAGTT